TTCGACGCATCGGGTAATCTGGTGCTGACGGCGCATAATCTGTCTAAGTACTCCAACACTTTCTCTAGTGGCTGGGTACTAGATAGCTCATCGGTTGCTACAGGCATTAGCGATGCAGACGGCGGGACTGATGCGTGGTCGCTTATTGAGGATGGCACTGCGTCTACAAGAGTGCGTATCAAGCAGAATAACGCCATAGTCAACGGAAGTGATAACGGCATCCGCGTTAGGCTGAAGTACGCAAATAAGCAATATGTGATCATTAAAGCAAATTCTAGTGGCACGGTGTTTGATATACAGAATGGCACCCTTGGTTCCACAGCGACAAACGTGAATGATCGGTCAATCACATCACTGGGTGATGGGTGGTATGAATGTTTTGTCGATCTGGCTTCGGACGGCTCATTCCTCGCTTTCCAAGCATCGGAAGTAGATCAGATAGACGACACATATAACAGCACCAATGACGAGGTTGCCTTTTACCTCCAGAACGTACACACCTACTTAAGCCCCGCAGACCCCACCTACGTCCCCACAACCTCTGCAGCGGTCTACGACACCCCCGCCTTTGACCACGACCCCGCGAACTCCAACGAGCCATTGGGTCTGTTGATTAATGAGGCGCATACTAATCTGTTGTTGCAGAATAGGGACTTTACGACGACTTGGACGCAATCGGGCACTCCCACGGAGGTGCAGGACCAAACGGGTATTGATGGTGTAGACAATAAGGCATGGACGCTAGGCGACGATGATGGGGGTGGGGACGAATACTTCGGGCAGAATTTTACCGTATCTGACGACAGCCTTACACACACCTGCTTGATACCTATACTCAAGGACACCGACGAAACCCGCTTTCCTGAAATCCAGCTGAAGTACGCTGGCGGGACAGCCATAGATTCCTATGTTCAGCTTAACACGAAAACTGGTGTGCATACTGTTCGCACGGAAACAGCGGTAACATCTGCTGAAGTCCTAGACCTTGGCCTTTGGTGGGGGGTTGTTGTGTCATCCACCAATAACTCGCTAGGCAATACCACTCTATCATTTAATCTGTACCCTGCGGTATCCAGCGTCTTCGGCGGCACAACTGCCACCACAGGCTCCATAGTTGTAGACATGCCAAGCCTGTGGAAGTCCTCAAACTGGTACTATCCGGTAGAGACTGCCGCGAGTGCCGTGACGGTTAACGCTGATTATTACAACACCACTGATGTTTCTTGGTATGACGAGAGTGTCGGGGGGACTTTTTATCATGATGGTGATGGCGCAAGTGCAAGTGGTAAGTATTTCTTTAGACTGGATGCTAATACGAATGACGACTATATCCGCGCTGAAGGCGGGTCTTCTTATGGTCTTGTCGTAAGGGCTGGGGGGGTAAGCCAAGCTGGGTTATCCGTAGCAACAGACAACACGGATATGGCGACCCACAAGATGGCTATTAGGATCGCACCAAACGATACGAATATAGCAATAGACGGTACGACAGCTACCGCTGACACGTCTGTGACACTCCCCACGGGTATGCTTACCTTCGAGTTGAACTCCGCGACCCAAAACCAAATCAATAGACACATGCACTCCATCAAATACTGGAACGTCAGAAAGACTGACGCTGAACTACAGGCGCTCACAACATGATAGACTTTATGCTTAAAGCCGACACACAAGCTGACTTCGACACTCTGGCTATCCAAGAAGGCTGGCTAGATGACGAGGATGGCGGAGTAAACATTGATCGGATTGACTCCATTGTTGCTACGCCTGCTGTTATTGATGAAGACGGCAACGTAACAACGCCTGCTGTTCTCGATCCTTCTTATTATGTCAACGTCAGACTTCACAGTGCCAAGTTCGATGCCGACACACAACACGATGGCGAGAAGAGTTACGAGCGCAGTGACTTCGCCAAACGCTTCTATGCTGGTAATGAAAAGTCATTTGGCAAGCGACCTACCAAGTCCTATCGCTTAGGGGCTGTAGAGTTGATTGATCCAGAAACTGTAGGAACGCCTGTCCGAGTATGGGCTGGAGGTATGCGATATGATTAAACTACTGGCAGTAATCCCCCTAGTCGTACTGGCATCCTGTGCATCAGATTGGTCTGACAAGTATCCTTGGATGGTTAATGATGAAGCCCGTTACGAGGTATTGGCCCCAGCTATTACAGCACGGGGGATGGGCTTAGATTGCCCTAAGGATGCACCTAAAGTTACTTACGATGCAGTTAGTAAGAGAACCCCCAATGGTGCTGATGTAGCCTTCTATACACCAGGACATGTGAAGTTGCCTCGGGGATGCTCTAAGAACATAGCGTGGCCTGTTTGCATGACACTCATCACACATGAATACGCCCATCACTGTGGAGCGAATGAAGCAGTGGCAGACCTCGTTGACGGGGAATGGCGCTGGGCGAATCACAGGAATTATTAAATGGATAACCTAATAGATTGGGCAGCCGAGCATTCTACGAAAGTAGTTGCTATAGGGGCTGCCCTCACTACTATAGCAGTATTCTTTAAGAGATTAAGAGTGTGGTCTTCTGACTTCACAGCTATGCCAGCAATCTCCAGAAGAAACTCAGAGCAACTTGCAGCTATTGATCTAAGGACTCGCATAACCGAGGAGATAGTCTGGATGCGTGATCGCTCAGATGATACGCCTGTGTATTGGGTTGAGGCTGATGGCAAAGATATCTCCCGAGTCAACAGTGCCTTCGCCAAGCTCATGGGATTGACAGAGAAAGACCTCATAGACGGCCAAGGAACTTCCTACGTTGTTGAAGAAGATAAAAGGAGAGTTGACGAGGGATGGGAGAGGGCAGTTGAGACCGGCACTACTTTTGAATGTACCTTCACTCATATGAATGCAGGGAAGATCCATGCCAAAACTCAACCGATATTACTGGGATGTGGTAAAATAGGAGGGTGGATAGGGGAGATCACTAAAGTCGATAATCTGGAGAGGAGCAGGAGGTAATATGGAAGAGGATATAGGCATAGGTGATCCTGAGTTAGAAGACATTTGCACTTACTGCGGGGAGCCATGTGACACTAGGGATCATGTCATTCCCTTTTCATACACAAGTGTGCATCCTGCTAATAAAAGGGACCATAGAAGTAATAAAGAAGAGGACACTGTGCCTTGCTGCATGGAATGTAATCAGATGCTGGGTAATAGGCTCCTAACTACAGTTGCTACTAGGGCAGCCTACTTAATAGGGGCAACTGAGAGGCGTTACTCGAAGCTCCTTGAGATGCCTGATTGGACAGAAGACGAGCTAGAGGATTTGGGTTACGCCCTGAGGACAAACATAGAAACATCCATAGACAGTAAAAGAATAGTACAGGAGAGGCTAAGATACTTAACCTTAGTGTCTTTACGGACGTAACCCTAAGGGGCTGCTGTGCCTAACCCTCAGGACCCTTTTTTTCTAATTCTATCAAAAATCCTGTACGATCATCGAAAATCTGCTTGAAAGCAGTTTGGAGAGGAATTAGGACCTTCGAGTACAGTTCCTTCGAGTTTAAGATCGGGAACATGTCACTGACAGGTGCTCGGAATGCAAATTGCTCGGTGAATACATCAGGAGCATCTTCTTCTGCAATCGAGATAGTGTTTGTGAGAGGATCATCAATAGCTGCTGGAAGATCTGCTATAACACCTCGGACGACAACTTGCCCTCCATCTTCCAATTCAAACAATGACTCCATAATAATATTGATATGCGATAGTCTACTCATGTTACTTTCTCCTCGTTATAAAACAATACAATAACCAATCGGCCATCCTCTGCTGTAGTCCCCCATCCAATACCAGGATATCTACTATGGAAGTAACTAGTAGGATACGATACAAGTCTATTAGGTTCGACATTCACCGAGAACTCTAAGTCATAATCGTCAACACGGTGCTGCCAAAGTAGCTCTTGGTTTTCTTCCGCAGTCCCCCTAAATTCCTTCCCCCATCTCTCATGAGACCAAAAGGCTGTACCGGCTTCTTGCTGCCTAGCCTCCCACGGCACTTCATCTACGAGATAAAGGACAGAGGCCCTGTTAGGTTTCTGGCCGAGTATATCATAATCGCAATGCACACGTTCAAACTTATCATTAAGCTCAGTGTTCAAACGGAAGTAGCCAGCTATATGAGTAGTTCTCGTATGGTTCTCTTTCTCAATGGCTCTATAGATCGTATGGAGTTGTCCGGGAGATACTTCCGCTACTCTCATATGTCCTGTATCGCCTCCTAAAGGATACTCCGTAAAGAGAGCCCTACCAGTAGCATAGTCTCGGATACTCTGGAAGTCTTTCTTCGAGAGGAAGTTATCGAATACTTTTATGGTTTGCATTTATAATTGCTCTCTTGGTTACGGTTTTCAGGGCATTGTTCCTAGCAATCTTATTAGGGATTACCTTAGCAATGTAGAGTAATCGGTTAGTCTCCTTAGCGAGGAGTCTATTACTGTTAGCCATGATAGATGCCTTTCTTAGCTTTCTCTTGTTGTTCGAAGTAGGACTTGTTCCATCCTCGCACCCATTCCTTACGGGCGTAAATGTTAAGAGCTCTAGGGGCCACATCTGAGACCCCGTCTTTGAAAGCTTGTGCGCCTAGCTTAATAGCTTCTACAATGGGAGTGCCCTTATGTATTCGCATCATCATAATCCTTCCGGGTTTGCCCTGTTTTAGCTTCGTAAATATCTTCCCACAGATCACAGCAATGCCTGATCTTATCAATATCCTTGAAGAAACTCTCTCCTAGCTTCTTGCCAGCTCTTGAAGCATATTTGATAATGCTGTGGGCGTTAGCATTAAGGTCATTCATCTCTGAATAATACATAGGCTGTACTCTTAAGTCCTGATAGTGTGTACCTCCTATTTGATTTTCAAAGCCCTTCTTCTTTAACACAGGTGCTGCCATAACATCATCTGTAGTTTCTTCCACATACTTATCCCATGCAGAAACTCTATCAGGGTTCTCTGAAGGTTCTTTCATTTGTACCTCTCTCTGTTTGAATGAAGATACAGTATATAACATACTGCAATGACTGTCAACACAACATTACTCACAAGTTTTACTCCCTGTTTCAGGGTCGATGTGCTTCCAGACTTCTCCAGTTCTTATCTTGTAGACTAGGGCTATACTAACCCCAAAGTCTTCTGCGACTAGGCCAGTACGTCTGGTATCTGAAAGGATTAGTCTGACCTCTTCTTCCTTAAGCTTCCCTCCTCCCCCGTTCCTCTCCCCTCTAGCGGTCCTGCCCTTGTTGTCCCGATCTGCCATGTTATCTGCGTTCGAGCCTACCCACAGGTGGTCTGGGTTACAGCAAGAGGGGTTATCACACGAGTGCAGGGTTTGGAGGTTCTCTGGAAACTCCCCCTTAAACACCTGATAAGAGACCCTATGGGCCCTTAAGCTCCTGCCCTCTACTTTTATTTTCCCGTACCCATCTTTATCCTTTCCTCTGGTCCAGTTCCAGCACCCTGAGAATGGGTCTTTATAGACCCTGCTTTCAATTAGCTCTTTGTTACAAATATTACTAGTATTACTCACAAGTTTTACTCCCTGTTTCAGGGTCGATGAAACATGCAGCTCCTTCAGACGACTCCTCAGGGGAGGCCGTTAGGATGCCGAAACGCTTACCTGCAGGACGGAAAGTTGTTATCCCTTTAGCTCCTGCCTCATAAGCCTGAAGGTACACTCCCTTAAATTCTTCCCAAGAAACCTCCGACCCAATGTTGCAAGTCTTACTTACAGCACTGTCGATAAAAGGGACAGTTGCTTTAAGGACTTCAACATGCTCTTGGGTAGTCACTTCCTCTGAAGTCTTGCCCTTTACACCGTAGTAGTTGTAGGCATAGTCTTTCAGGAGGACATTCTGAGGTCCTGAAGGCATGTTCACTATCCGTTGAGTCTGGAGAGAGAACACTGGCTCAAGTCCTGAAGAGATATTGTCTGCAGTCAAACTAATAGTCCCCGTGGGGGCGATAGAAGTCAAGTGAGAGTTCCGAATACCATGCTCCCAGATGCCCTTTTTAATATCCTCGGGAAGAGTCTGGACAAAATTCCCTGCCAAATACTGATCTCTGTCGAAGGCTTCAAAGGGACCTCGCTCCTTCGCTAAAGAGATAGATGCCCTATAGGCCTCATCCCGGATAACCTCTAAAACAGACTTCGTGAAGTCGATCATCTCGGGGGACCCATAAGGAGTTCCTAGTATTTCAGCAGTATTGGCGAGTCCTGTAATCCCTAGCCCCATTCTCCTTTTAGTGGTAGCCTCTACTTTTTGGCTCTCTAGAGGGTATGTAGTGGTGTCAATAACGGAGTCGATCATCTTAACTACAGAGGGGATATCCTTTTTAAGGCCTTCATAGTCAAACTGATAGGGGACTCCCTGCTCCCCCCCTGCCAAATACTTAGTGAGGTTAAAGCTCCCGAGGAGGCAAGCCCCGTTTGGCTGTAGAGGGACCTCGCCACAGTTAGAGACCAGGATAGCGCCTCTGTCACATGAAAGAAAGAACCTATGAGTTTCTTCAACAGTTCCGCAGTAAACATCTGCCACCTTGTCTATTAACTTTACAGAAATGACCTTATGACGATATACAGAAGCTAGTCTAGCACCCTCTGTAAGGTCTTTAGCCTCTACTTTATTACGATTAATATCAAAGAACTCATGCTCAGGTGTGCATTCAATAATAGTCCCATCATCCAAAGTTACTTCAATGAGAGATTTATCAACACCTGTCTTAAAGACATCCATGCTCCTTAGCACAAGCTTATGGTCATCTGTCTCGGTCAACACCTTAACAGTAGTTCCCTCTAGCTCCTTAAACGTCTTAGGGCCTTCAGAAGTCCAGACCTCCATGTCTCCAGTGAAACAAGGATTTGTAACCCGGATGTCCTCTAGCCAGTGTAGGTTATTCATCTTATTAATACGGTCAATAAATAGAACACCTGGTTCAGCCCAATCATAGGTGGATCGCATTATCTCATCCCAGAGCCCCCGAGCAGAAACCCATCTGTCTACTTTCCCATCAAACTCTAGAGGGAAGTCCTCCCCCGCTTCAAGAGCCTGCATAAACTTATCAGTCACCCCTACGGATACATTAAAATTGCGGAACCTCGTTTCATTCTGCTTGGCACGGATAAACTCCTCAATGTCAGGATGGGATATGCTCAGAGTAGCTAGCATGGCCCCTCTTCGGTGACCCGCCCCCATCACTGTCGCGCAAACAGCATCAAAGATATCCATAAAACTGAGAGGACCAGAGCTGGAAGACTCTAGAGTAGAAATCCTGTATCCCTCAGGGCGGAGGCGGCTGAAGTCAAAACCTATGCCTCCTCCTACCCGCATCGTCATGAAAGCCTCCTTTACCACCTCAAAGATAGAGTCAGAATTATCCTCAATAACGGAGGACGCATAGCAGTTCATGGCAGTAACTTGTCGGGCAGCTCCTACTGCAGCTTGGATACGTCCCGCAGGGAGGAACCGCTGTGTGAGGAGGATGTCTTTGTAGGTCTGGCGCTCTTCGTCATTTCTTGACAGCTCCGCCGCAATCCTACACATGGCTTCATGAAAGGACTCTCCTTTAGTCCGATACTTGGTGGCGTGGAGTTCTTGTGAAAAGGGGTTCTTAGGCCCGTAGTGTTGTTCGTTCATCTTTATTATTTCCTGTGTAAGGGGCTAAAAAGCCGACTCTAAGTTAATAAAGTCGGCTTTGGGGTTGGTAGTTATAGTTCATTTAGAGGTTAAAGTCAAGTCCTATAGGGTCGTGGCTTACGCCTTTTTTCGAAGGTTGCGTAGTCCATCTCTCCAGTAACATGGAGCTTACATTCTAGAATAATAATACCCAAGTTCCTTCCTCCATATACAGTAGCTTGTAGAGAGGCTACGGCCTTACGAGCCTTCCCTATATTCTGGTAGGTGTACATCTCGTCTTTACTGTCGAGCATGATCCTCTTATAGAAAGTAGACCAGAGGACGTACACTTTCTTGAGACCTTTGTACTTAGGCACCTTTAGGTACTCCTACTGTTAGATCCAGGAATTCCTCTGCATCCATAACTACCAGAGGCTTCTTGTGGTTCATCTTAACTACTAGCAGGGGAGTATAACCGTCATCTTGGTCTACAGCCTGCTGATAGAACTTGTAGAGGGTCTTAAACTGCTCTTGGTTCTTACACTCTACACTATACGGGAATTTCTTGTAAGCTGCACTGGACATAATCAGGTCAGCTCCTTGAGAGCCCATAGGTGTAGAACGTATGTCCTCAGGGGTTATGGACCTAAACCTCCACAGCCTCTTCAGTAGTTGATCCGCCATCCACTTCTGTAGTGCTCTCCCCTTGGCTTTCCTCGCTGCTGTCTTCATCATTTACCTCTTGAGTTCTAAGGGAGAGAGATATGATATTCTCTCGGGGGAATAATTGTACGACACCTTGGGTATTCCGTACTGTAATAATATCTCCAGTACTCAGATCTTTGGTAGGGTCTTCGATAGGAATAATTAAAGGGGCCTCTGCTAGATTACTCTTAAAGTTTACTTGTAGTACATGGATAGTTGTCATAGTAGCTCCTCTACTTTAGGTAGTTTTTCGACATGAATTAGGTCAACCTTCTTATTAGAATACTTGAAAGTTCTTAATCCCCGTCCATCATTAGCGTCTTCAAAGCAAGTATGCTTGTGACGACACCAGAAGCAATTCTTGGATATCTCTACATTACCATTCTTGTGTACGATAGGGTCGTAACATCGTTCAGGTACTTCATCATTATCCAAGGAGTGCCTTACCTCAGCGATCTTGGCAGGCACATCAATCATATCAATGTCTTCTACTTTAAGAACACACCAATCGCCATGCTGCTTGTCAATAGCCAAGAAGGCTGCCTCAGTAGCACCTAGAGCCTGAGCATAGGCGGAAATCTGCCCGACATACCCGAAGCTATCGCTCTCTTTCTTATTGAGAAGATTACCTTTGGCAAACTTATCATTAAACGAATAAGTACTGGCAGTCTTAATGTCCAAGGGAATGCCATCCACTACTCCGTCAGGATGCCCTAGTACGCCATCGATCTCTAACTCTAGCTGTTCACTATTGATGGTATGTCCTGCTTCCTTGATGAAGAAGATGAACAGTTGCTCTAACAAATCCCCGATGAAGAACTTCACTCGTGTTTGAGCAGAGTAAGGGTCTTTATAAGGGTCTGTTTCCTTAAGATCATAGTAGAGGGAACGAGAGCCCTTGCCCAAGTTAGACATGCGGAGGGTCTTAGGCTCTCCCTTAGTCTTATAGTCAGAGAACCGAGTCCGAAGGAGCTCTTTAATATTCTCCCCCATTAACTCAATATTCTCTTCGGAAGGAAAGAAGCCTTCTTGCAGAATAGTTTCGATATCTGCTGAGAGAGTATCTATTGTTTTAACTTCTGACATTTAATTTCCTTAGTATTTGGGAGGAACCTTTTGAGTCCCTCCCGAGTTTCACCCACTAACCTTAAAAAGGAAGGTCGTCGTCTAGGTCGTCTTTACCTTGGGCGGCAGCGGGGGGAGTATCTTCTGCGGCCTCTACGAGGTCTTCATCCCCGCCAGTGTCATAGTCTTGGAAGTCAGCATCATCATCAATGTACTCTTCGACCTTAATGAGCTGTACTTTCTCCGCACTGGCAGCAACACCTGTAGCCCCTACCATAGAAGGATTAGGCTTATACTTCCAGATGTTAGCCTTAGCGACCACCTCTGAGCCATTACCTACGCTGAGCTCCTCGACCTGAGCCTCCGTAAGGACATTACGGTTACGATCCATAACAGTCCAAGGCGGGAACCCAGACTTCATCTTGATCCAATTCCCTTGAGCTTCCTTACCGGGAGTATCCTTCCGGACATACAATCCAAGATCTTCAGCTTTCTTGGTATTCTCTTCATCCAGGTTACCTAGGATTAGCTCATACTTCTCGCTGTACTTATTCTTAACGAATAGGTTATTGAACCAGTATGCCTTGCCCCGGAATACTGCGTATACTTTATCTTTGTTAGCCATCAGCCAATTCTCCATTTTTCATGTAGTTGTAAATTGCATCTGCTGTAACCAATACAACGTCGATCCTGTAAGTAGGGCTCTTGCTTATCAGTTGCACTGCGCTTGTTATAGCATGTTGTCGGAAGTACATATCGTCTATCTTCGATAGTTTCTCCTCAGAGGGGTACTTCGTCTTAGGAGGCACGTCTTCCTTTTTAGTCGCCATTGAGTTTCCTTTCATGTAATCAAAGGAGCATATTATACTCCATGTTGCTAGTCTTGTCAAGTATTAATGACACTCTGCCCAGTTTTTACCTACCATAGTGTCGCAAGTCAAAGGGAAGAGCATGTTAAGTTCCTCTCCTACTTCCCTGATAGATGTCTCACATATTTCTTTGAACCTTTCTACATCCTTCTTATGGACCTTGAACTGGTATTCATCATGTACAGCCAATAAGAGAGTAACATCTAATTTCATACGATAGACCTCTCTCATGATCTTCAAGAGCCATCTCTTGCAGATAATCGCCCCATTACCTTGTTGTTGTAAATTGAAGGACGAATGGTGTGCTCTGGAGTGTAACCATCTGCCATCAATGGCCTGTACCTTGCCATACTTCCGTGACTGGTCTCCTGCCTTATCTACGGATAGCTGCAAGTTAGGGATGTTAGTCCTAATCTTGGCACGAACTGCAGCGCCTTCTTTCTCGCCCCCTCCAAAAGCTGCCTGCCCTAGTCTATTATTCTGAGCCCCATAGCAGTATGCGTATGTGACTGTCTTGGTTACTCGCTTATCAGGAAGCTCCATAAGGTCTTTCAGGACTTCCCACATGTCTTCTCTGCGGCGGAGAGCTCCTAGAAGCCCTTCATCCTTAGTCTCGTTAGCGATACATCCAAGTTCTAATTTGAAGGCATCTGTACCTACTTGTACATAATCTTCGTCTGGAACATAAAAGCATTTACGGCATTCTGACCCATAAGGAGCACCTACGCCTGGAATATTGCCAAGGTTAGGGTTTTGATGTCTCATACGATGCGTATTAGTCCCTATGGGGAAGATGTTGCCGTGTATCTTACCGTCCTCTCCGATAGCCTCCAGCCATTGGTTCAAAGTATTCACCCGAGAGGTCAGCATACGCCACCTCGCAAGGGCCTTAACAGGCTTAGGGGCAGTCTTAGAGACAGTAGCTAGGTTAGTTTCGTCGATCTTCCATCCGTAAATCTTAAAGTAAGCTTCTCTGTCAGGGTCTACTTCATTACCCCTTAAGCGGTCTGTCTGGAGAGCCTCATGAGCATCTGTCATATTAACGGGGGACCAACCTACAGCATTCAACTTATTGATGATCTGTTTGGAGCTCCCTAAGTTAAAATCCTCCCACTCAATAGGCGTACAAGGGCAGTCAGGCTCTAGGAGTTCTGCCGCCTCTTCTAAGGTAGTGCCTTCCCCTAGGAACCTCAAACCGACCTTGCTGAGTTCCCCATCTTTAGTATATCGGGGAGTGAATGTGCGATCAGCAGAAGATTTCTTATAGGGTTTAGCGGCTGTAGGCCATATCTTGTAGAGTTCTCTTTCAAGTACAGAAGCCTTCTGCCTTAGCTTGGCTTGGAGCTTATGAGCTCTCTCTTCATCAAACTCTACCCCTCTCTCCTTGGCTTTCTGCATGAGGTAATAGACAGAGTGTTCTACCCTGAGAGCTTCCTCAGGCTGACTCTTACCTTCCCTTAACAGGGCTGTGTAGACGCGCTCTGTAACCTTCACATCCTGTATGCAATACCCTAGCATCTCCTCAGTATACTCATGGAATGCTGTGAAGTGCAACTTCTTATTCCCTAAGCGAGAACCCCAAGCATCCAGGCTATGCATGCCATGCTTGTCTCGTCTATCAGGGTTGAACATCAAGGACATTACTAGGGTGTCAGCTACCTTAGGTACGGGGAAGGAGACTCCTAAGAGCCTCTCAATGACCATTAGATCATACCCCAGTAGGTTATGGCCGATCATCAAGGTAATCTTCTTGGCGAAGGCTTTGAAGTCGCTCAAAGGAAATCTAGGGCATTTAAGATACAGTTCACTTTCTAAGTTCTCACTGTCGAAGACCCGCCAAGAATCCTTCCCTAGTTCCTTAGCCACGATACACCAAATGTTCTTTGCTTCCAGAAGGTATCCGTCTGCCTCTATGTCTAATACTACTTTCATTTTATCACCATTGATGTACTGCGTTAGCTATCTTGTCAGAGTTACCCGATTTACCTCCTAGAGCTCTCGCCCACTATGGAAGTGACTTATACGCCTACTATGGAAGTGACTTATAAGCTTTTTATCATGCCCTCCTCTACTAGATACTGGTGTGTCTCAGCGAGAGTGAGGCGTATCCCCGTATTGTATTGTATGGCTGCCCTAGCATAATGAACGTCACTATGGTAGAGCCCTACACTATCTAATGATTTATTCTCCAATATTGCATCGTAGAGGATTGCTAAAGGAGACTCTTCTTTTTCATCATCTCCCACCCTTATTTGCTCTTACTAGCTACTGCACCAGCTACTGCGAAGAGGAGCATCATTCCGATTTTCATTGCGATCTTAGTCATTTGTTGGGTTTCCTTCTAGTAGAGTTACTTCGACGTTTGCTTCACCAAATAGATTAACGGACTTAACCAGGTTATCATGCCAATGGGGTTTGTTATGAGGTATAGAGATAACTCTGGTGATGCCTGCCTGAAGGATATACGGAGAACACCTTATGCACGGAAGGAACGGCCATGTGTATATTGTAGCTCCTACCAGTCTGCGCTTATCGGCCCTCAAGATGGCATTCAATTCTGCATGGATGATTAACTCATACTTAACTCCTCTATCATCTAGTCGAGCATCATCTTTTATGCCCTGTGGAAACCCATTGTATCCTGTAGAAACGATGTCTCTATTCTCGTCTACAATAACACACCCTACTTGGGTAGAAGGGTCTTTGGACTCCTCTGCGATTAGCTTAGCCACTTTCATGAAGTGGATGTCGTGATGTCTCATAGTACCTCCTCTATCAAATCGGGGCTTAACTTATTTGATATCATCTGGTTCCTCTACTTCCTCCATTCGCCCTGTAAATTCGTCGTAATGCAGCCAAGTCGCTGGGCCGGTCTTACCACTGAACCTGTTCTTCTTGACAGATATCCTAGTGAGGTTACGTCTGTACTCGTCCTCTGCGTCTAAGTCCCTTTCCGCATACACGATAATATTACTAAGCTGCTCGATGGCGGCTGTCCCTCGGATTTTACCTTCCCGGTTCTGATGGGCGACAACATGTAAGCTGATCTTTAAGTCTTTAGTCATCTGCTTGAGCTTAGTAGCTATCTCGTCCAACGCCCTGCGTTCATCGTCCTGTCGTTGATCTGAAACAATTAAGTTGATATGGTCCAAGATAATATGGGTGCAATCCAGCCCCTTAGCCATGAACCAAATCTTTGAGACAATGTTCTCAATATCATTAGAGCCGAACTGGTCGTAGAAGTATAGACGGTCCTGCCCCTCTTTGTCAAGAGATATCTCTGTGAGGGCTTCACGAACTTCTTCTGTAGTCCTCGGTGTATCAGGAAGATGTAAGTTCTTATTCAAATGGAGACTGCCCAGCCCCTCTAGTGACACTTCAGGGTCTTCTTCAATGGACAGTACGCCTATAACTACAGGCTCCTCTTCATATCCGTCAGGTAGATTATTGCGGTAGAGGATTGGCTCGTCATTAAAAAGCATGCCATAAGTAAACTCCCTCATTACTTGCGTCTTACCTACTCCCGTTTGAGCGGTGATAGTCACCATTTCAGTCTTACGGCACCCGTTAGTCACTTCATTCAAGCCCTCCCAAGGGTAACTGTAGCATACGGAGGGAGGCCTTGTCAGGATGTTTTCAATAATTCCTGACGCGCTCACAATACCATCTTCACGATAAGGTTCAGCTTTCCACCATAAGTCCGTGAATTTCTTGTACAATCCCTTCTCTAGATACTCATTGGCATCCTTCAATCCAGGCTGATGAGGGAACAGCTTGATCTTCTTAGGGTGGAAAGCACTGCAGAATACCTTAGTAGCCTCTTTACCACTCTCGTCATTATCGAAGCATACTACGATGTGGTCGAAGGAGTTAAGGTATTCGTATATCTCAGGGCTCTTCAGTGCAGACTTGACAGACTGTGCGCCATTCTTAAGAGATACTACGCCACCTTTCTGCCCCATTAACTCCCATGCTGCTGGTGCATCAAACTCTCCTTCAACGATAGTGATATTCTTCTTGAACTTTCCAGTACCTGAACCAGACGGGAAGAAGTTTTGCCCGAAGAGCAGTGCTTGTTGCCAATCTGCACCAGACTTCTTAGTAATAGGGAAGTTCTTATCGGCATCCCGGTACTTGATCCAATCAATGTTATCATCTTTGTCATAATAAGGGAAGGCATATTCGCCCTCTCCATTGGTTTTGATCTGGTATTTCTTTGCGGCTTCTAATGAGATACTTCTCTCAGGCAGTGCTGCGTATTTCCACTTAGTGCTCTTCATGGGCTTCCTTCCCTCATTACTAGAGGTTTTCTTTGTGTAAGTCTCTGTGCCAATATCTTCTAGAGTATCCCAAAAGACTTCCTTGCAGTCTCTCCCTGAGAAACAGTGGCCGTGATACCCGCCTTCTTCTCTCTCCCACACTGCTAGATTATCCTTGGAGCCACAGCTAGGGCAGGAGGTCTTCAGGATTAGGTTAGTGTCAGTCATTCAAATGTGTCTCCATGTCTTGAAGTTCTTCACTCTATCTATGCAGCTAATACTTACGCCATAATCATGCGCTATCTCCTTTAGAAGACGGGCATCCTCTCTAATCCTCACTACAGCTCCTTCCGTTAACTTAGACTTCCCATTGCTACTTCCCTGCCTGTTAGCCTGCCGCCCTTTACGGTGCATGTCCAGAATATTGTCCTTCTGGGTGCCTACCCTCAAATGGTAGGGGTTTGCACACGCTGGGTTGTCACAACTATGGAGCACTACCTTTCCGGGAGGTATAGGCCCCTTAAATATACTATAGCTTGCCCTGTGGGCATGCCAGAGCTCTCCCCCTACCCGAACCATGCCATACCCCTTAGTGCTCGTATATTTCTGCCAATTCCAACAACCTGTGAAAGGGCATTTATCCACGCGCTCCTCTATTAAGGCAGACGTTAACGCATTCTTCACCCGCATACCTTCCTCCCTAAGAGGTCTCCAAAGCTCCACCAGGCAGGGACATTGAAGCACGGGCATTCCTTCTCAGAGAACTCATTGTGGCCTGCCACACGAATATCAGGGAACCTCTCGCACAGCCCCTTCACGAGATCATTGAGGGCCAACATCTGAGGTTGCGTGTAGTTGAACTCGTCAGTGTCTTCATCCTCGGATTTGCCGCCTATCAGGCACACTCCTATGGAGCGCCAATTCTGACCCTTAACGTGAGCGCCTTGAGCTTCCTCTCTGCGCCCTGCTTCTAAGTCCCCTGCCCGAGTAATAACATAATGATACCCGATGTCACTCCAACCTCGGCTCATGTGCCACTGCCTGATTACATCTGCACCTACATCCATAGAAGGCGGTGTGTAGGAGCAATGGACGACTAATAGATCAGTCTGCTTTCTGGTTTTCATTTCATGTTCCTTTTGTTCATAGCATTCATCGCTTGCTGATCTGTTTTCTTAACGTATACAGAAACTACTTGTCTAGATTTATGCCCTGACACTGCCATAATCTCATCTTCCGTAGCTCCTGCATTACCTAATTCAGTGAGGGCTGTCCTGCGTAAATCCCTTAGCTGAAGTGACTGGGAGAGCCCTAACTCATTGCGTACCATTATAAATTCTTTATGCAAGTTTGTCAAGTGAAACTTCAAGCCTGTTTTCGTAGAAACTACCATCTTTGTATCAGGCAGTTTATCTCGACGTTCTTGCAGGAGCCCTTTGGAACGATCTGTGAAAGGCACACATACAGATGCTCCTGTTTTCTGCTGGTCAATAGATAGGGCCGTATCTTCTTTGATGTTATCCCAAGTTAATGATAAGATGTCTGAGGGTCTCTGTGCTGTATCATACGCCAGTGAAACAAATAGTGCAAGCCCTAAGAGACCCTTTGAGTGTGCCTTGTCAATTACTGCCTCAACATCTGCCTGATCCCATATGGTAGTTCTCGCCTTGAGGTTATTCTTGATACCCATTTGAGCCCACGGCACAGAAGGTACATGGCCCATTCTATACAAGTAATTCCATAACCTACGCATAACAGAGCAGACATAGAGAGCTGTGCGTTCACCCTTAGCATTCTTTACTTTAAGATAAATCTTATCAGTAAGTAAAGGAGTAACGTCTTTTATAGTCTTGGGAAGTAATTTCCCTGCATAATTCAGATAGTACAAGTAATCGTTCTGAGTTTTACTTGCAAGCTCTAAAAACCAGGTTGATGATGTGTAGGCTTCGACAGCCTCTTTGTATTTCATTTTAATGGCTCCATTCAGGTAGAAATCAACGTCACAACTCTCCCAGTCACTCGAGAAATCACTGCCGGTTTGGCACAAGGATCGGCCAAGATGCAGGGAAGTGCTCAGCAGCAATAGAACTAATCCCTTGAGCTACTTCCTGAGTCTCTCGCTGAGCATGAGCATCAAGTCGTAGGTTGCAGACACGAGAGAAGGCATACAGAGACCCTGACCAAATCCATTCTGTCATCATCGACTGTGGTAGTACCATCCTAGCTTGCTCAGGGCATACGCCAGCTTCTAACATACGGTTGTAAACTGCCAGAGGCTTCTCATACAGGTGCTCAGATTCGAGGTTCACTAATTCATCAGACGACCCCTGTTTTATGTTCTTAGCTGCCTTACGCCAACCATCTGGCGTGTAGAACTCAGGAGGACTATTAACGTAACGACGACTGACTTCATTCCAAGCTAACCCTACCTGATGCTTCACAAGCTGCCGAGCTACAAAGATAGGAGCCTTGATACGGAACGACAGGAATGTATGGGCGAAGGGGGACCAGTGATTATTCTGGGAGAGGTAGGCAATTAGTCCATAGTCATTTTCTTGAAACTCCTGATGCTCTTTGTCGAAGCTGACTCGTGCAGCATTTACCACACTGAGGTCGCTCCCCATATGATCTATGTAAGTTACTTCCATATCACTCCTCTCCTTGCTTCTCAAGCTCAGCTATTACAATACCAAGGGTGATAGGCCATGTCAATGCTAAAAAGATACTCTCCAATATACTAATATCATCGTCTACAGTGTGTGCCATGAACGACCCGCTAGATACCAGGATATACATACACAATGTGATATAGATCATTCTTCAATCTCCCCTTTGTGCTTCTGCGAGATACGAGGGTGGTTCTTCTTAACGTTCCCTCGCTCATTATGATTACGATAGTACGGATTAGTCCGTAGCTCTTTAAGAGCCCAATTACGCTTGCTCCTGATGCGCTTGGGGAGCTCTGTCTTAGACGTAAAGAGTTTCATAGTGGCCTCGCTTCCCTGAACCTGAGAGAGCAACCCCCAGAGGCAGTCTTGTGGACTACCACTTCCTTTTCGGTGAAGTCCTCCTCTAACTTGATGAACCTATAACTCACATCTTCTTCGTAGCCTGATGTTTTCAGGAGTAATAGAGCCTCTTGTAGTGTGCTTGTGATTAGCTGGTTGGTTGCCATCTCAGTATCTTCCTTAAATTCTGCAAACGAGTAACTTCATTTGTTTCAGTATATCTTCAGCTTACCCTGCGTACCCTCTTAAGTCAACCATTTTCTGCATAGTTTCTAAGATAATTTTAGTTTCATCGCCCAGAGGAGTTCCTCCTCTCGTTCTCTCCCAATGCTCATAGGCTTCTTCAAAGGTGAAATAACGGCAGCCTGCCAGAACCCTAACAATACCCCCCTTGAGTTCTCTACAAGGGAGAGCGAGAAAGGCATACCCGTCTGACCGCATGATGCCAGACACCCTAGCACTGCCATTCACCTGAGCACTGCCATTCACCTGAGCATCGCCAGACACCCAAGCATTGTCAGACACCCAAGCACTGCCAAACACCCCACCATTGCCAGACACCAGAGCACTGCCATTCACCTTAGCACTGCCATTCACCTGAGCACTGCCATTCACCTGAGCATTGCCAGACACCCTAGCACTGCCAGACACCTGAGCATTGCCAAACACCCAAGCATTGCCAGACACCTGAGCATCGCCAAACACCTGAGCACTGCCATTCACCTTAGCACTGCCAACCACCTTAGCACTGCCAGACACCTGAGCACTGCCATTCACCTGAGCATTGCCAGACACCTGAGCATCGCCAAACACCTGAGCATTGCCAGACACCAGAGCATTGCCAAACACCAGAGCACTGCCATTCACCTTAGCACTGCCAACCACCTTAGCACTGCCAGACACCTGAGCACTGCCATTCACCTGAGCATCGTCAGACACCTGAGCATCGCCAAACACCTGAGCATTGTCAGACACCAGAGCATTGCCAGACACCCAAGCATTGTCAGACACCCAAGCATTGTCAGACACCTGAGCACTGCCAGACACCAGAGCATTGCCAGACACCTTAGCACTGCCATTCACCTGAGCATTGCCAGACACCTTAGCACTGCCAACCACCTTAGCACTGCCAGACACCTGAGCATTGCCAAACACCCAAGCATTGCCATTCACCTGAGCATCGCCAGACACCAGAGCATTGCCAGACACCCAAGCATTGTCAGACACCCAAGAGAGACCCCCTTGGCTCAAATTACGCAATCCTCTCACGAAACCCCCCAAGTCTCCTGCCGATACACCTCCAAAGTCTTTCAATGCCCTAATCCTGTGAAGCCCCGCAGCGTTTACCTCGTCCGTCAATTCATACTTATCCATAAAAGTCTCTCCTAGTCAACTATTCTATTGAAATAGTCGAACATATCAGGAAGTTCATCCCATAGCCGACGATGGCAACCCTCTCCCACAGCCATAATGCAATCATACTTGTTGATAGGTTCTCGCATATCTGACTTTGCAATTAAATGGTTGTACATCAGATTAGCAGCTTCCAGGCGATGCTCCGCCAGCATAATATGGGTTTTAGCTCTGGATTTACGGCCACTGGAATAATATTGGTTATCACTGCGTTCGTTCCTGTAGTCGGCATCTACTGCGTTCTGCAGGAGTGTCTCCAGATTTTCAATGTCATAATATTCGCTCATGTTCGCTCCTGTTGTGCTTCAAAGACTGCTTGTGTGATACCTCTAGGCGTTGCACTCCTGATATTCTTCGTCTTTAGGCTCTTACCACCCAAAAACATGAACTGCCTACTCCCTCTTACGATGTTTCCGCTTTTAGTCAATCGCTCTAGTATTTCGGGCTCCACTCTTTTAGTTTCTGGCATAACAAACCCGCCACCGGTCCACCAACAAGTGCGCTTTGTGTATGCATCCCGAGGTGCAATATAATCAGGGTGCGTAGGGTGCTTGTCATTCACGGGCAAATAACCGCCATAGTCACAAGGGTCAAATATGTGGTCAGGAGTCCTCCAGAGAGTACTGGCAGCACCTACTGGATTTTCTATGACATAGGGACACCCAAAGTATTCTCCATATTTCCTGCCTAAGTATACAAGCGCCATTGCTTCTGCCTGAAAATTAGGGTTTGCCTTCCGCTTATCCTCCCAATGTTTAGCCCCAGAGCTTGCAAGGTCAGTGCATACAGGCCAAGAGAATAACATCTTTACGTTACTATGTGCTTTTATGATCTTATCAGCAGCAGGGCCCATAAGGTCCAACTGGATGAAGTTAATAGAGCCGCCACCAGGATATTCTACCCTAGGTATGTACGCATGCTGTATATCATAACAATAGCATGCATATCCTGCCTTCGCCCACGGCTGCGAGGCTATCCCTGTTATGTCGAAAAGACTAATGATGGTGCCTTTCATGTTCGCTCCTATTGTTTGATGAATGTACAATGCCTGAATTGATTGCCATTGTCTATTGCATTAATTGCATATCAGGTATTCCCCTATTGCATGCCTATTAGGGTAATAATATTACTCAAATGGGCTCCTAAAGGTAATAATATTACAAGGATAGGGACTAGGGTAATAATATTACTCAAATGGGCTCCTAAAGGTAATAATATTACAAGGGTAGGGACTAGGGTAATAATATTACTCAAATGGGCTCCTAAAGGTAATAATATTACAAGGGTAGGGACTAGGGTAATAATGTTACAAGAACCGGGCTAAATTAGCAACTATATTACAACAATAATCCTTGACAGGATTTGATGCATTAGTATAACTAAGAAAGTATAAGAAAAGCTATTATAGAGTCTTGACATACTTTCAGTATGCTGTATAATAGTCTTACTTTAGAAGTTACTTATCAGCATAATAGATGCTTACGTAACCTACTTATAAGTTATAAACACACAATATATATGTATTCTGAATAAAGATTATAAGTTACTTCTGAAGTAGGCTTCTGAAGTAGGCTTCTGAGTTACTTATAAGTTATAAACACAAATGTTTATGTATTCTGAATAAAGATTATAAGTTACTTCTGAAGTAGGCTTCTGAAGTA